TCAAATTGACTTTGGTGATTTCCCTAACGTGACTTTGGTGAATTTCACGAAATACCAGAAAAAGATGGGAGAGCTCAAGACGAAAATAATACGAAAGATGGGCCAAGAAAACGTCCACGTGATCGTGTTCAACAGTGATGAACATACATTCCTCGGTAAAGAATTTCACGTCATGGGTGAGATGTTCACGGAGATTGGAAAAAACTTTTACGAAGGTGGTGACAAAAGACCTGTCGTCATCATTTCTGGCAATATGGCTGGCCGAGCAGTGTCTTTCAGGTGTTCCAACAAAGGTCGGTCCATGCTCACTTCCATGATCTACGAAACCTCGGACGCGTCCAACGAAGCCGCAGTCATCCAAGCGCAACGGTTGAGTGGTGTGTATGCCGAAGACGTGCCTTGCCAACACCTGTACTGCACGGAAAAAATGTATCGAGACATCGAGAGTGCCGATAAGAATGTCCAAGCCTTCGTGGAACAAATCCTGAACTCCAAGAATTGTGTGTCCACCCGCGAAGCCTTGAGGGGTACGGTGATTTTAGACACAAAACGCAAGTTCGATCGCGAGGCTGTGGACGACACGAAACGCCAAAAAGTGCAGAATGTCTTCTACGACACTAGATCAGAGGTTGAGAAATCTTTCCGCGGGCGTTTCGAAATCAAAAAAGTTGTGGTTCTCACAGACACGGAAAGGGTGGGTGCAATCCCTCTCCCCGCGTCGCAGGAATTCAATTACGGGAAAGAAATTCGAAGCATTCGTAATCAAGCGGTGGAAGAAATCCGAAAGAAGTACGTGGACTGTGATTGGCTTCCGGACAACAAAGGTTATCACGTGTGTTGGAACAACGAGCGCTTCAACACTTTGTTCGACATCGAACGCCGCATCAAACACGAACACTACCGGGTATGCGCAGTGACTTTTGGTGACCCGCACAGGGAAGGGTCGCAAACGAAGATGCCCTACGTCACGTGGAAGCCCGAATATCACGACATCACCAAGTGTAACGAAGAAGGTGTGCTCTACCTCTTCATGAACACCAGGGGCCAGTGGGGTGGTTACCTTCCGCGGAAAATGAAAGAATTAAAAGTACTCGCACACGAGTAGATATGCCCGAATTCAAAATCAGGCCTGGCACCACGGATGAAAAAGTCGTGGAAGAAGTCATTAAGAGAAACTGCTACGAGCACAAGAAGCTTGGTTTTTTTTTGAAAGATTGCCCAGTTTGGCTCGATCTCGGTGGTAACATAGGAACCTTCTGTTGTAAAGCATCTGAACACGGCTGTAAAGTGATCTCCTACGAACCCGAAGAAGAAAATTTTCAAATTCTCAACGAGAATGTGCGTGCGAATGCGAGTAATGTGGTCACTGTGAAATCGGGTGTCGTGGCCGGGCCCACGGGTGAACTCGAGCTTTATCTGTGCAAAGGTGACTACAACAAATACAGGCACACCATTTTCAAAAAACGCGGAAGGCAATCCGTGACGATCCAGGTGAAAAACTTCAAGGAAGCCTTGGCCGAACACAAACCAAATGGGGTGAAGATCGACATCGAGGGTGCAGAGATTGACATCTTAGATTCCATGGAACCGGGTGATTGGCCAGATCACGTGACCCATCTAGTGTTCGAGTACAGCTTCGACATCGACAGTTCCACGGCCAGGTTCAAAAGGATTGTGGACAAGCTCCGCGAAGCCTTCGCCACCGTGCATCACCGAAAGGTGAACTTCGAAGAGGAACACTTTAAGCACTGGCCGGCCGCGGTAATTGTCTATGCAAAAAAATGAACTACAAAAACAGATATGGTTCGTGAAATCTTTTTAGACGGTCCATCAAAAGAAGCCCCACCCATGGGTTCTTTCGTGGACGATTTCTCCACGATCATCGAGGAAGACTGTGATTGCTACGTGGATGGGCAGGTGTTATTCAAATACCGGACGAATGTGTTTTCGGAGGATCTCCTCACCCTGGCTTCGGATGCCTTTGAAAAGTTCGCCCGAAGGAACAAGACGGACAACCGTGGATTGGCCGCCGGGCTTTTGGAGAACGGTAAGGCGAAGCGCACCGTGGGAAAAGTCACGCGAGGGCGCCCGGTGAACTCAAGCATCGCTGGATACACCGACACACTCACCATCATGCAACGCAAGGAGGCTCTTCAGAACAATGAAAAACTTTCCGAACTCTGTCGGCTCACGGCGTTCACGAAGAATAATCTCGAAAAATTCGAGACAGCCATTCCATTCTTCCAGGCGATCGATCGCAAGTACGCCGAGCTCACACCCGAACACCACGCTCGGCAGAAGGCGTTTTCCAAGAACGTCATGCCCGAGGCCATGATCGGTGACACCGTGTTTAGCACCGTCACGTGTAATTTCAACTGGCGCACGGCGTGTCACGAAGACAAGGGAGACTTCGAGGAGGGTTTGGGAAACCTCACTGTGGTGGGGAACGACGATTACGAGGGTGGGCACATCGGGTTTCCCAGGTTCGACATTGGCGTGAACCTTCGCCACGGGGATTTCATCGTGATGAACGTGCACGAAATGCACTGCAACTCGAAAATGGTGACCCACGAGAAGTCTAGGCGTTTGAGTTTCGTATGTTATCTTAGGAAGAAACTAGAAAATTGTAAATATATTAAAGCATAAACATCGAACTATACTTATGTGCCTAAACTATTATAAATCTCAAACCGAAGAACTGTGTAAGAGCAAAGGATGGGACCGGGCCTCGCTCGAGGCCGTGTTCCTACTCCTCACCGAAGAGTTCGGGGAGTTGGCGTCGGCCGTTCGTCAGTACAAACGCGTGTTCAAGAAAACCGGGCTCAAAAAGGAGCGAGGGCAAGACGTAATGATGGAGATGGGGGATGTGTTTTCCTACCTATTCCAGCTCGCGCACATGCTAGATGTCGACTTAGATGAGATGTGGCGGGTGCACCAGACAAAGGTAAGTCATAAAAAATATTGTTGTATGAAATCATAGTATGATGAACGACGTCCAACCATTTGTCGTGCAGGAGTATAGCCTTCCAGGCACTGCACGAAAAATTGGTGACTTTGCCGATTACACGAAAGAGATCGACGCGGGTAAGGGATGGGAGTTCGCCAAGCGAACGCCGCTGTGTGAACACACCTCCGTGGGTGGTTTCCGTGGCCCCGAGTTCTGCTCCGATGCCGAAGCCAACTGCCCGATGCTCAGGGAGCTTCACCCGAGAAGGAACATCGAGTACCCACCGAAGAAGGCTGAGAACCCAGAAGGGCCGGTGGTGTCACCGAAGATCACCGCGAGCCACGGGGGGGCTGACCGCGCCTTGGATGTTATGATCATCGCGTTGGTCATAGCTCTAATTGTATCAGTTTGGCGACGTTGAAAAACTTTTCCAACCTGTGCGCGTTTGTGCAGTTGTAGATGATCTCCGGGATCGTCTCTTTGCAAAAATCTTTGACGAAATTTTTTTGCCAAGAAGACGACGGGTTGATATAGGGTGGTTGAAAAGTTGGATCGAGTATTTTCGACGCGTGCATCAAACGAAAGTGTGGGGTCGAGTGTTCCACCGCGATGTCTGCCATCTTTTGAAGCACCTCGACGTTCTTTTCCACCATGGTGTCCAAGAACTTATCGACAGCCACATTTTGTTTCATGCACAAAATCTGGTTCCAACTCCCGAGGGGTTTGGTGTTGAAGTAATCCTTGAACACCTCGTACTGGTTGTTGCCGGGGACAAATTTAGTGTATTCGATTTCAACGTAATCAATGCCAAACTCTACGTCATTCACGACTTTTGCTGATTTTAAGTAGCACATTAGTTTAAATCTGGTACGTCTTCTTTAAGTCTTCTGCCACCTTAAGCTGAGCCTCGAGTTTGGCTACTTCTTCATTTTTTTTCTGTTCGAGGCCGGCACACTCATGGGTCTCCGGGAGGCGACAATACAGGCAAACTTCCTGTTCGCAGTGTTTGCACTGCATAATGTCTGTCAAGGTGCACTTCTTGGTGCACTTCGGGCACTTCATTTTTTATGGTAATTTTTGAGAATTTTATTTTTAAGGAACGCGTCATTTCACGACGCTTCTTCACCGATGGACGCGCTCTTCCCATGTAGCGCCGGTGACGATTACCACATCCACGTGGCCACGGATGTGGGCTTGTTCCGCGTCTTCTACAACACTATCAACAAGATCCACACCAAGGTGTGCGAGATGGGTGGCCCGGCCGGCTACAAGATCGAACCGTGCGAACGCAATCCCGATGGTTGCAAGACGGTCGTGTTCCCGGAAGTCGTGGAAAAGTACACCATTTCAGTCATCATGGCCAGTTTTGAATTAGAAATCGCCAACGATCCCACCCTGCCTCGGAGTGAATTCGGTGACATGTGCCTTTTTATAACCCCTTAATGCCGAAGGATTTTGTAATTTACATAAAAAAATGTTTGAGCCCATAGCTAACACTACTTTCTCATACGTGCTCACACTCGATGAGTTCCGATCCGGCTTCGCCGAGGCCACTCGGCCGTCTTGGGTGAAGATCACCACGATCACCATGGTGTCTTCTCTCGGCCAACCGGTGAATGTCCACAAGCTCCGGCAGATCTTCACTGATCTCGGCCCATTCAAGCTCGTGCGAGAAGGAGGAAGGGGCAAGTTCGTGTGGAGCCTGAAGCCGACGTCATTCTATAATCAGATCACTCTGACGTACGCCGACGCGTACAGCACGAAGAGCATCAAGGTGTTCCCGAACGGTGCGGTGCAGGTGGCGGGATGTTCTGATTTGTTCGACTGCAATCGCATCATCAAGCAGTTGCAGTGCATTTTCAAAAAATGTCTGAACGTGGAGGCCACGTCCTCGGACTTTAGGGTGGTGATGATCAACAGCAACTTCAGCCTAAACTACAGCGTCAACTTGATGTTAGTGGCCAAGCACTTCGAGGACTACCCAGACGTGTTCAGGGTGTCTTTCGAGCCGGACAGGTACAGCGCGGTGAAGATCAAGTTCGCACCAGCGGAGGACATGAAAGTCATCACCGTGAGTATATTCTCGACGGGGAAGATTATAATCACGGGGGCGGAGACTTTGAAGGAGATTGCCTACGCGTACAAGATCATCAACACACACATAGATAGGTGCCCTGAGATCAGGCACACACCTTCACCGGAGAAGGACGTGTTCGACACGTTCATGGGGCACAAGTGTGGCACCCTCGTGGAGAACCTCAGGAAGAAAGGTTTCAAGTCTTGGGTGCACACCACCCAAAATCGTAAAATAAATTTTCTCCCTTTGTAATATATACCAAAAAATGTCGCAGCGCATGGGCATGGCTGACGGGAGATGTTTCACCGTGAACAACTCTTCCCAACTCTTCAACAACTACGTGATGCAAAAGCACGGCATCGCGGCCGAGGACAACTACTCGTACAGAAAGTTGCTTCAACAAAAGGGTCCGAGCCTCGTCGACGATATCCGCGAGCAACAGCAAGGTAAGGGTCCGTGTGTCAAGTGTGACAAGCCGATGATGAACCTCGCGCACATGTACTAAAAAATTTTTAGATTTGTAACTTAAGGATGTCGATAACGTGTTCTATATGTCTAAACGATGTCAAGCCCACTAGGCGGAACGCCATCCGATGTGGACATATATTTCACCGGCAATGCATAGAGAATTGGAAATCCCAGGGCAAACACACGTGTCCGGTGTGTCGAAAAGTGTTCGACGTGTCTCAGTTCAAGGTGGTGGTGCAGATAGAAAACAGATTTACCAGCCGGTCGAACGCGGTGACCGCCACTGAACAGGAGGTCTTCAACGTGATCGATCTCATCGACGTCAACTTCGAAGCCGATGACGAGAGTGATTTGGAATCACTTCTTGCCGACTTTGGGATGAGTCTTGCCGACTTTGATGCCTCTATTTTTGACGCAGAATGATGAGCAGTACTTGGAGTAGTTGAGGCCAGGGTAGTTCCTTCCCGCCTTTCGCGGATCTTTGATCATCTTCCCCTTGCTGTCCGTGAGGAGCGGCCCCGTGGCCCACCCTCTCTTGTGTGACCAGAGGTTGCACATGAAGACGATGCGCTTCCCCTTGGCGAATCCACCCACGCGAGCGGCCGCGATCTTGATTCTGTTTTCCGGAATTTTGAAGAAGGACGCCACACTCTTCACGGTGTCTCCCGGTTTGATTTTGTATTCACACACACCGTGTTGGCGGTAGAAGTGAAAGTCCCCTTGCCTTAAGAAATTCGTAGGGCGTCCAGGGCAGACGAACATCATCACCTTGTAGTATCCCTTCTTACACGGCGTGGTGGCGTCCGTGCGGTACACCTTCTTCGGGTTGTCCGAAAGCACGCGCTGCGGAAGCGTCTTGCAGTGGGTGTAGTTGTGATACCCGTTTGACATCCCCGAACGATCGCCAGGGATGCTCTTCTGCCACCTGTAGGCCTCGTAGTCTCCGAAGGCGTAGGCGTAGCAGTTGTTGTTATTCACACCCTTTGGCGCGGACCAACGCCTCGTGGTGTATTTGGGTTCAGACCCACTCAAAGGAAGGACCATTTTATTATACTGAAATATTTTTCTCCACAGAAAGTATAATAAAATGCTCCGTGAAATCACGAAATCGAAGAACAAGTCTGACATGGTGACCGAGGCCTTGGTGGCCCTCTTGGTCGTCCTCATCAGCACCCTTCTTTTGCGATTGCTTTGGAACAGGTCGTTGGTGAAGCACATCACGGTCTTCAAGAAGATCGACAGCTTCCTCGACGCCTTCCTGCTGTCCATCGCCTTGGCGGTGATCAGAGGTTGTTAGATTAAACCTCCTTGTACCCGGTGGTCTTCTTCCCGTTCGGGTCAATGAGCGTCGGGAAAGCCTCGACCTCGGCCGCTTTGCAGCGTTCGGGTTCCTTATCACAGTCGACGAACTCGTGTGAGATCGAGTTCTTCTTCATGTAGTCGACTTGTTTTCGGGTCCATCCACATCCCATGGATCCCAAAACAACATACCCATCTCCCTTGGCCGCACCGGCCGCTGGCGCCTTCGCCGGGGTCATCTTGTAGAGAATGAGGAGGCAGAGGAGGAAAAGCGCGATGAACACGTACATCATTATGTAATGTATTACAATATTTAATTTTTTAAACATCAACGTCGTCATCGATCATGAGTTCGTCGTCTTCGTCACCGGC